CCTAATCTATAAAATTGTTTAGCATAAAGATTTATATCTATTAAATCTTGAGCTGTTGGTTGAGAAACTAAAACTAAGTTTCCACCAGTAACACTATATTCAGCGTCTGTTAATTGTACTCCTGCTACAAATACATTTACTATAGCCTCTTGATTTGCTAGTGTTAATGCATTTCCTGCTAAAACATATGTTAATTGTGGATTGACAGCTGTAAACTGTTGACTTGCGGAAGAGTTTCCGGAGTATTGTGAAGGTAATCTAAAACCGCTTGTAGTGTATGTTGCGGCATCTATTTCTTTAAATATAGATAATTTTTCATCTATGTTGATTTGTCTATCAGAATAGTCTAAATCAACTTGAGGCACACGTAATTGCTGATTCATATCTTCAGCGTATTTTTCAAATATTTCTAATTGAACTTGCCCACCTATTTTATTAAACTCAACAGGTGTCATATAACCTCTCTGTTCTTTATTTAGTATTAATAAAACGGTTTGATATACAGTATTTACGTTTATTGCCATTTTAATATTTTAGTTAATAGTGATTAGGGCCACCAAAGTGACCCTTCACTATAATTATAGTTACATGTTATTGTAACTTTTTCTCAATTGTTCTGAAAACTTCTACACCTTCATCAGTCTTAAACCATGCGGCCATAGCTGAATATGGGTTTTCATCAAAAGGAACAGTTAATAGTTTTCTATCATTTGATCCCCAATGAATAGTTCTTTGATCTTGTGATAGTTTTACTATATGTTGTTCAACTGCTCTAATAGCTGTGTTTCTTAATCCAACATTTTCATCATTAGCAATTGCTAAAAAATTACCTGGATTTCTTCTTGCCATTAATAATAAGTCTCTTCTTAATTCTTTAGAGCTTAACGTTGCAACTTCAGATCCTTTTTCAACTCTTAAAACTGCTTCAGCATGATCTAAATCCATGTTTTTAGCAGCAGTCATAGCTTCTAGTTCAGCATCTAAATCTGCTAAGTCATCTTGAGCAACTTCTTTTTGATCCCACTCGGCAAATATACTGCCTTTTTTAGGGTGATGATGTAAAAATTTTTGTAAGTTTTGTTGTGACTCACTAACTGTCATTACTCCATCTTCAAATATAACATGACCTAATGTACATTCACCTTGTTGTTCATCAACAAATGGCGAGTTTTGATTAGTTGCATATCTTAATTCTCTTTGTGTGTTTGTACTTTTATCAAAATATAATAAAGGATATTGAGTACTATGCTTGGTTTGTAATGTAAAAGTTAGTGGTGTAATGTCGTGTAATAAATAATACACTCTAGTTTTAATCTCCCATTTAGGGGCTTTGATTTCTTTTGTCTTTGACATAATATGATATAATATAATTAAAAAAATAAAGGGCTAGGCGCCGAAGCGCCTAACTCTTTAAAAAAGTATTAAGCTTGGAATAACACGAAGTTATTAGCAGCTTGAGTTACAAGACATCTCTCAGATAAGAAATGAACTTGCATTGCATCTAGTGCAGAGTTGTATACACCTCCAACAGATCCAGTGATCCAAGACTTGTAACGTCTATCATCAGCTTCTGAAGATCTGTATCTTACGTGTAAGAATGGTCTTCTAACGTTTGTACCTAATAGTTGGTCATAAACTGTAGAAGTTCCAGCAGGTACTAATACACCATCTATTCCACTAACTGCAACAGCACCTCTTGTAGAAGCGTCGTTTAAGTATTTCCAGCTAGTTTTGTAGAAATCATAAGAACCTCTTCTAAATCCAGAGAATCCTAAGTTAAGTGCCATTTGCTCAGAGTTTTCAAATAAACCGTAAGCAGTACCACCTTGTGAACCACCAGAGATTTGAGATAACATATCGTCAAAACCAAGATCAGTTGATCTGTTTAAGAATAACATGTTTTCTTCAATTGCTCCTTGAGTATCAAGGTTTTTAAGGATTTGATCGAAATCACTGATACCAGTAGCAGCAGAGAATCCTGACATGATGTTACCTCTTGTTTGGATAGCTTGGAATAAACCTTGCGTTCCATGAGCAGCAACAGCAGCATTAAATCCAGTATTACCAATGTTACCAGCAGCAGCTTGTACAGCAAACTGACCAGTAGCAGAAGCTAATTCACCTTCAATCATTGCCATTTCTAAGTAGTCATCAAATCTTAGTCTTGTTTCAGACTCAGACTTTAGATACCATAAGTATCCTGATGTACCATCTTCAGTAGCAACTTCAACCCATCCAATCTGTGCAGTGTCAGAACCATTAATTTGGTATCTGTCTTTTATAATAATTGGTTGGTTATTAAATTGAGTGAACTGTGGTTGAGCAGCAGCAAGAGATTGCCCTGTTCCTTTTGCAAATACAGAACCGTATACAAATAGTTTCAAGTTAGCAGCAGAACCTAAAGAGTTTAGGTTAGCAGCAGTAAATGAAGTAACTTGTATTTGAGTTGCAGGTGCACCACCAGCAGCTACTACAGGAGCAACAACTACTACAGCTTTAACTGTAACACCAGTGTCAGTGTTCATAATAACTACAGTGTCGTTAAGATTAATAACACCAATTGTTTGAATAGGTGTAGTTTGACCACCACCAGTTACAGGTGATACAGAAGCAGTAGAAGGAATTGATATAATTCCGATTGCAGCTCCACCAGCACTTGTTACTGAACACCCTGTGTAAGAGATGTGTAGTCTGTTTTGTTCTGACCAGATTACCTGATCAGATGTCATTGGCATTTCAGCGCCAACCATTCTTAAGAAACCAGATAAAGTTCTGTTTCCATATCTTTCAACCTCAGCTTCATAAACTTCAGGAAGGTATTGTTGAGCGAAGTCATTTCCACCTCCATTAGCAAAGTTTAAGTAGTTGCTATTTAAGATTTGTTGTTGTAGTGACGGCACGATCGAGCCGTATACAGGATTAATTTGTCCCATTTTTAATAATAATTTTTAGTTAAATTTCCGTTTTTTGATTGTCAATTTTGAAGAATCAATACCAGACACTGCTTTAACTTTAAACCCTCCAACAAAAACATCCTCAGGAGCTCTTGATCTTGGGTTAGTATCAACGTTGTTTGACTTAGCGGCAATATCTCTAATTGCATCGGATTTACCTTGCTCATAGAAATGCTGTGCTATAGTATCAGCGTGATCAGCAGCGTACATAGCTTTGTGATAACCTTTGACATCTGCAACATTACCTTTTTTATCCAGGAACTTCCCGATCGTATTATTAATGTTCGATTGACTATCGACAACATCATTAACGTTTTTAACTCCATATCTAAATTTCTTTTCACCAACGCTAAATTCAAAACCTTTGAACTCATTATTGAAATAATCTTTAGTGTTAGACTTAAACGCCTCATGTTGTTGTTGAGCTGTGTTTTGCTCTTCGTTGTAGCGATTGAAAAAATCTACAGCCTTTTGTTGTTCTTGAGTAGTACCAGGTCTCAACTTGATCTCTTCGTAATACTTACCCTTTAAACCTTCTAAATGGCTTTTAGCTTTTGCAACCTCTTCTTTATATGCAAGTTTCTTCTTTCGAATATCTCTTGCTTCATCTAACTCTTCATCAAACTCAAAGTTATCTTCTAATAGAAAATTAACTTCTTCTGAATTTAAGTGAGATTTAGTTTGTTTATAATACTCTCTTAATAGAGTATCGTTATCTACATTAGAATAATCTGCATTTAATCTTACATAATCTTCTAATGTTCCACCTGTTTCTTTCATAAAGTCTACGACTTTTTCGATGTTTTCAGGTAAATTAATATCTTGTTTTATTTCATCTGACACCTTTACTATTGGCTGTTCTGATGATTGTACCATTTCTTCACCTATAGAAATTACCTCTTCTTCAGGTTCTTCTTTTATTTCTTCAATAATAGGTTTTTCTTCTTTGGATTCAGCAACCTCGCTGGACTCTTGCTTTTGTTCGTCTACATTTGTAGGTTCAGCTACAGGTGTATTTTTTACTTCTGTTTCTTCTACAGGAGTAATTTCTTCTTTTGGTTTAGATAAATCTACTTTAATAGTTTCATCTTGTTTGCTTAATTGTTTAGGTTTTTTAAGTTTTACTTTAAAAGTACCTTCTTCTAGTGTTTCTTCTGACATAATATAATATAATAAAAATTAATAAAAGTTACGCAGGCTGTTGCTGCATATCTGTGTTTTCAGGTGAAATACCTGAAGATTCAAAATTAGTAGGTGGAAGATCATTTTGTCTTTGGCTAATTAATTTTGATTGTTGTGTAGCTTGCATTTCAGTTCGCTTATCTTTACGATCTTCTATTTCAGCTTCTTTTTTCTTAGAGTTATCTACATCCATTTGCTTAAGTTTCATATCATACTCAAATTGTTGAGCCATTATTTGTAACCTAAGTTGGTTTTCAGTTTCCATTCTTTGAATTTCAAACTGAGATTTAGATTGTTCTAGTTGTGTTTCTGTTTGAGCAACGGCTTCAGCTTTTTGAACGTCATTCATTGCAGCTGCCTCAGAAGCTTCTTGATTAGCTTTACCTTGAGCTTCAATGTTTTGTTGTTGCTGCAACTGTTCTTTTTCTTGCTTCTGTTGCCTTTTGTATTTTAATACTTGGTTTGCTAATGTTAGATTTTTAATCTCTCTAATATCAATAGCATCTTCTAAATATATTTGTTGCTGTTGTAGAGCCATTTGTATATTCTGCTCTAACATAGCTTTTTCTTCTTCTTCAGGTTCTAAATCTAAATAAACACCAAAGTCATACAAATGTAATGTATCTATTTCTTGTAGTGTTGCAGCGTTAAATTTACCTAAACTTTTTACTAAAGCAGCATTTGTAAGATCAAAATCTATCATATCTGCTACTCTAAGCGATACATTTTCACAAGTTCTAAGAGTTAAATATAAACTAGCATCTAATATATGTCTAGTTGCAGTATTAGATGCGTTAGCGGCTAACTTCTGTAATCCTACTAGCGTGCTCTTTTCAGGTAAACTACCATCTCTTGCTTCATTAAGTCCTGTTACATCTCTTATCATCTGTAAATAATACTGATATGTATTAATTAATGATTGTATTTTGCCGTTAGCACTTGAGGTTTGTAATTCTTGTATTGGTACTTTACCTCTATTAGGATCACCATCTTGTGTTAAGCTTCTACCAACTATACTACCAGTCTGGAAATACATGTTTAAAGCTTCTTGTGGATTATAATTAGTACCGTTACCTAAATCAACCTCAGCTAAACCATCAACATCTACAAATACACCATCTGGTACCATCCTCGCGATTACTTGTTGTAATTTTAACGATGTTAATTGTATCATATCAGCAAACGTTGTTATACGGTTTACTAATGAATCGATACGTCCTTGATACATATGTGGTGCAACTATACAGTAATTCATATTAACTTTAGTTAAATCACTGTTAGGTCTTGTCATGTTCTCTGACATTTCCCATTTAAGCATTTCATCTACACCCATTACTTTAGCACCTGTAAATAATACTTCTATACTTCTTGACACCCTATCAAAGTTATCACTTGGTGGTGGTGCAAAAAAGTCAGGCTTTTCTAATGCTTTTTCTAAACCTGTATCTGTTCTTTTTATTTTAAATACCTGATCAATATAAGTTTTATATTCAAAGTACAACACCTGAACTAAATCATTATTATTGTTTGGCCCTCTCATATAACCTTCTCTTCCAGGATATTTAGCTATTTTATCTAATTGCTCATCAGTTAAATCTGGAAACTCTTTTTTAAGATCAGGTAAAGTTATAGCTTTTATTTCACCAACATAATATATGTCTTGAAAATTAGGATCGTTTGTATATGAATAAACTAAATTAGCAGGGTTAACATAATCTATTGTAACACCTTCAGCTTTATTAAATGTTGTTTTACAAGCACCAATACCTATAGTAACTATATCTTCTGTTAATCTTTTGTTGGTTAAATGATATTTATTAAAATCTAATATATTGTTTATAACTTCTTCCTCAGCAATTTCTACAGACTGTTTGTAACTAAGTTGCATGTGTACTTCTAACTCTTCTTTTGATCCTGGTAAATTTTCAGGGTCTAATGAATTATATAACGTAGCGCCTAAGTTTTGTTCTATGCTGTCTATCAACGGCTTAGCCATCATATCTTTCATTACACCATTAGCATAGTTTGTTCTTTGCTTCTGTGAAAAAGGATCTTGAGCGTAAGCTTTTATATCGTAGTTTTTAGATGATATACCATTTACTACTATATCCACAAACTTAGGTATAATAGGTACTGGCTTCCAGTCTAAATTTAAGTAAGACAAATCACCGTTAATAGATAATTCATCTTTATATTTTTGTATAGGTTGTTCACCTCTAGCGTATAGTCTTAATCTATTAAAATTTTGATAACCATTATTCCAACGACTGTTATTAATTCTACCTCCTCTAAACCATTCGTATTCAATTGCACGTGCAACAAGTAAGCCATATTCCAAGCTTCGCTTTTCCGCTTCAGGTACCACCTGATTAGGAAACGAACTATTAGTACTCGTATTAATCATTTATTATAATTTTTGAATTATTACCATCGTTGTTATATTTACTAAAGTTTAACGAAACTTTTTCTTTACTAACCTCAACTGTTGGTCTATATTTATTTTTATTGCAAGCCATAATAGCTAAGCCAGAACTAATTGATGCATCATGTTTTGTTCTGTTATTTATATCAAAAGCAGCCCAATCCTCTAAGGTACGTTGAAAATACATTGTACCATACTGTTCGTTATTGTAACCTACAAAACTATTTATATAAGATTCTATTGCAGCAGCATGAGCTTGTTTTACATCTTCACTTGAATTAGGTATACCACCTATTTCTTTTTCAGCAACAGATAATTTATACATTGTTTTATCTGGCCTGTTCATAGAGTATTGCCTATAACCTCTACGTTTTAAATAATATAATAATCTTGGTTTATTATTTTCTGCAAGAAGAGGCATACCATAAAAGTGTAATGCCATAAGTACATCTTCAAAAAATATATCAGCGGTTTGTGGTCTAGCTATATATTCTAAAAAAAATAAGTTAGGTGGACAAGTATCCATAGTAAACTTAGTTAAACCGTGTAGTGATCCTTTTGATCCTCTACCATCTACAGTTCCTGATATATCATAACTGTCACAACCAAAAGCACCCATGTGTTGATTAGCTGGATACTTAACGCCATTTTTAATTATATGTCTGTTTTGCTGATCTCTATCGGGAAACCAAGAGATCATAAACCTACCTTGTTTGTTAGGTGTAAACTCTACTCTTGTATCTTTAATCCCATTTTCCCACTGAAAATTACCCTGTGTTAATACAGCAGAGTGTTTTAAATCTTCATTAAAATCTATTTGTTCATAAATTTTAGTCAAATTAAACAAAGAAGCTTTTGTTTCATCTCTGAACGCGTGTTTCTCTGTACGTGGAAACTGTCTATATAATTCATTAAGCGCATCAGGATCGTCCTTAAGACCTTCTACTTCATTCTCCCAATGCTCAATAACACCTATTTCAATTGGGAAGCCGTCTGGCCCTTCCTTTTTTTCTTCGGGTGTCTCGAAGACAGGTATCCCATAAGAATCAATGTATCCTTCGTAGTTCCATTCCATAGGAATGAACAAGCTATATAATCCCGAGCTAGTCTGCCCATTGCGGTTTCTTCTGGTAACGTCTGAATCATCATATATTTTTTTATAGTTTCTACCGCCTTTATCAAGAGCATTACTTGTTGACCCCATCATACACTTACCTATAATTCTAGAACCTAATCGTAAACAAGTTTTTGTAACTCTCCAGTTATTTAATATATTATCAGGCTTTTCCCATTTACCAGATTCATCATGTACAAGTAGTTTTAATTTTTCACCATCATAACTATTGTCTCCAGTATTTTTCCAGTCAATAGTTGTATCTAATCCTTCTAATTCTTCTAACTGTTCGTTGCTATCTAGTTTACGTCTTGTAAATCTACTGGCTGGAACCCTGTATGCAAGTTCTGTTTTTGGCCTATCCATACCGTCTTGAATTGGCTTGAAGAAAAACGGATAGTTGACGGAAATTGGTACGATTTTATCGGTAAACATTTTCTTTGCATCAGCCCCAGACTTTGATAAGACACCGTATCTAGCATCACTAGAGATAGTGGCAAGGTTGACAGTTTCACCTGATGCCATGAATGAAAAACCAGACCGTCTGTTTTTGAGGTAACACATTCCGTAGCAGCGTTTATCTGCTTTACAAGCTTCCCAGAATATAAAGAATAATCTGTTTGCTTCTCTAAAATCTGCTTGCCCAACATCAATCTTGGACCACTGCAGGTACATGTAATGAGTACCAGTAATATAAGTAGCTTTACCTTTATTAGTGAACCAATAGCCTTCGTGACGCCTAGCAAATTCTCTATCAATATACCCATACCATTTTTCTTTAAAATCATCTGGATATTGTTTCCAGTCAAATATTGTTTTAATCTTTTTTAATGTCTTAGGATACTCATGTACTTGCCACTTGTCGTAATCCTTGTTAACATCTTTTTCTTTTGGTAATGCTATTTTAAGATTTTGTATTTCATAAACCTCACCTATCTGACCAGTTTTAGATATAACAATTACATCATGTTCTTTGTTATAACCGTACTCCCACTTTTTAGATTTGTTTAACCTACTTATTACATGTGGTTTTATATGGTCGATTACTTTATATAATGTTTGTTTATACATTACTTAGATCTTCTTTCTGCAAAACCTCCAAAAGCTTTAGCTTGAACTTCTTCTTTTGGTTTTTCATTTAACATATCTTCTTCTTCTTTAATACGATTAAGTATTTCAAAAGCATCAAATATAGCTAACTTTTTAGTTGCAGCAGCGTTCTTTAATCTATCAGCAGATATATCGTCGTCAGAATCTACAATAGCTTCTTTTGCTACTTTAATTAACTCCTCAACTGCTTTGTGCCCAGCGAGGATTATGTTCTGTTTCGTTTCCTTGACGTTCATATTTAATTACAATATCATTAGATTTCATACAATAAAGCCTTTTGCCATCGACAATAAACTCAAACTCTCCAAAAGGTTTAAAACCAACTAAATCTTCTTCGTTGATTCCTAGCGCTTCTAATGAGCTATTTCCATATTTGACTATACCAATAAGTCTTTGCTCTAAACCTGTATCTACTTCGTTAAGATCTTTAATAGGAGCTAGAAAACATCTATCCCCAAGAGCTAACCATTTGTTTTTAGGTTTGTATAAATAAACTTGATCAAGTTGAACAAAATACATATTGTCTTTAAAATAAGACTTACTGTTTTTTTCCCTGCCTTTCATATCATAAAATCTTCTAAAGACATTATGATGTATCATAATTAAATCACCTTTTTTAATAGGTGTTTTAAAAGCTTTAGGAACAGCAATAACTTTAGCTATATTATTAACAGATTTAAAACTTTCTATCTTTGTGTTAATTATAAGGCTTTTGTCACCTACTTTTACATCATTAGAATATCGCTGGCCAACTGGCTCAACGATAAAATCAAATAAGCTATTCACTAATATTCTAAATCATACTCGACTGAGATTGCCATGTTACAGTTAAACTTTTTCCATGGCAATACCTCGTCTCGTTTTTTGATAAAAATATTATAAGAATTATCTTCTTTATCAGAAAGTATATGTGATATAGTATGACCACCATATACTGACTGCCCTATCGAGTAGTGCATAGCATCAGTTTTGTAGTCAGAACCAATACTTATCTTTCTAATAATTGAAGACATTATTTCTTATCCTCTTCTTTTTCAATAGGTTCGTATGTTCCATCTTCTAAATTAATATTGATAGAGCCATATTCTTCTTCTAGTTCTTTCTTGAAGTCTTCAGTCTTTTTGTTTTCTTCATGGAACTTCCCTAATACTGCGGATTTTTGGGCTTCTAAGAAACCGACTTCGTTTAAGATCTTATTAAGTTCTTTTTGAAAGCCTTGAATCTTTTCTAATTGGTCTTTGGTAATCATTGATTTTACTTCACTCATTTTAATTTAATTTAATTGGTTATTAATGTATTAATATAATTACAGGTTTTATTTACTTTTTAAATATACTTGTAACTTTTTCACTACTTCGCCCGCCAAAGTAAGCTAAAACTACTGCCATCATTACTTTTTCAAATGTATCGTTCCAGGTTACTCCTATATTAAACGGTATTGATTCAACACTATCTAGTATTCCAGCTAGTGAGAATATAACAATACACCACACTAAAACTAATGGGCGTACATTTTTAGAAAGCCATGAATCTGATATTGAATCGGCTTGCCACCTTGAAGTGACGGCTTCCATTTCTTTATTTTGTTGTTCGAATATAAGTTGTTGTAATTTTATTTTATCTTCACCACTTACATCAGATTTACCGATAGCAGCAATAGCCTCAGCAGGTGAAGTTACACCACTTAGTACACTACCTAAAGCAGGATTAACTAATGATGCGGCACCAAACAATAGTTTACCTACTGTTGTGTCTTTAAATTTTTTCTTAGGATTTGGCATAAGCTTCTTTTTCCCACGGAAGGTTTTTAGCGCCTTCTTGCATTTTAGATCGTGAATATTTTTTTCCTTTCCAATACACATTGTTATCGTCATAGTCTAAATCACCTCGTTTCATTTGATCGATGTGAATATTCTCGTGATTTACAACATCTTGTATTTGTTTAGGATCTTTAATATCTTTATTTATAATAATTGTTCCATTATTATTGGCTTTACCTAACACACCTTCTTCCATGTTTACATTGTAAATTGGTGTACTGTCATAAGTATACGGAGGGTTGTTTAGTTTAAATGCCATTATTTTCCAGGAAACATTTTATTTAATTTGTCTTTACGCTGTTGGCAGCCACAGGGTATGTTTAAACCCTGTGACACTGCATCAACAACTTTCTTAATACCAGTTGCTTTAGTGAAAGACTCTATTTTATCACCTAAGCCTCTATTCATTACGCTTGTACGAATGATCTCCAGTACATTCTGTTTTTAGGAGTAGCTTGATCAAATCCTAAAATACATTTAGACTTAACACCTCCTGGGTTAGCAGTAAGTGAATAGTTGAAAGCCTCTTTTAAAGGTGCTCCAATTGGAGTTACTGGAATGTTTCCAGCTCCTACAGCAGCTCCTGAATCTTTAATAGAAGCAACTAATGTTACAATATCAGCAGCACCTACTGGTGAATCTAATAATACTGTTAAAGTACTTACGTCTGTTTGTGTGATTTCAATGATTTTGTCTACATTGATTAGGTGTTCCCCTTCTCCAAATTGAGAAGCTCCTGCAACACCACTGTTTGTGTTATCAATTACATTGATAGAAATAAATTTTGCCATGTTTTTAATTTTTAGTTTGTTAATTGGTTAGTTTGTATTTATTTATTATTTTACTTTTTTTCTAGGTAGTTTACGCATTTCAGCTTTCATACCCATTTTAGGTTTAGCCGTGGGTTTGTCCATCATAGAAGCAGGTGATTCTTTTTTCTTTATTCTTTTACCTACTCTATCCATTTTATCTTCTAGCTTGTACATTTTTTGCTCCTCTGCTTCACTAGTTTGACCCATTTCATAACGATCATAAAGTTCTTTATGCTTAGCTGATAGCTTATCCATTCGTTTATTAGGATCTAATTTAAAAGGAGATCCTAAGTTGAACATTTTTGGATATTTAGTTGTTCCTGATTTTCCCATTATTTCTTATATTTTTTACCACCACTAAAACATCCTTTTTTAGTCGCAGGTGATCCTCCTTTTTCTTTAGCTGCTTTTTTCATAGGCTCATTAGTATCACCATCACCATCTAAATCAATGTAATCAGGTTTAGCTTGGTGTATAGGATTTTTTTTACCTCCATAAGCTTTAGCAGGACTATCATGTTTACCATACATGTTCATTGCTGACGCGTGTTTAGCAACTGGATTATCTTTCATCAAGTTACTCTTTTGTTGTTTGTTCGATTCACCTCCATATGATATACTCATATTAGGTCTGTTCATTGAAAATCCCATAATTAATGTTTAAAGTGTTTAGAGATCCAAGAACCTTTTTTTGAATCTGATTTAGAACCTGCTTGTGCATTTTCTGCGTAATGTTTTCTTGCGCTTTTTGATAGCGACTGGTTGCTAGCTTCCTTTACGTCGTAAGCTGTTTTCTTGCTAATGTTTGGCATAATATAATTTTTTTTATTTTTTTCCTTTATATAAGTCTCCTCCAGGTTTTAGTCTTTTAGCTAATGCTTTTCTAGGAGGAGTGCACGTTGCTTTTGTCATTGGTGTACAATAACCTTTATGATCGGGGTTAATACCCATAAATCCTGTTTTGTAAAAAGGCGCTTTCTTTTGTAATGGTGGATTTTTTTTAGAATATCTTTTTGTTTTACCATATTCTATATCATCACCTTTTTTATTATATCTACCTTTTTCATAGCCATCATAGCTATAGTTTTCTTGACCTTGTTCTTTTACACCTCTAGCTCTTTCTCTTCTGGCTTGACGTAAACCTTTATTTGCTTTTCTAATATCTTTTCTTGATGGTTCCATTAGTCTAATGCTATTAAGTTAGTTAATCCACCTGAAACAGCAGTTACTTGAACAACCGATACTGGTAATACAAATCCAGCAGCAGGGTTAACAAATGTTAATTCTTGATTTGAAGAAGTTAAAACTGATATAGTAGAAGATGCAGGCGAAGTGCCTATATATAAATTATATTCTTTCCACGAGCTTTGAGCTATACTAAAAAAAGTTAAAGCTTGAGCAGCTGCAGTTTGAACAGGTTTATTAAGAGTAACTGTTGTTGTTGTAGCTCCGTAAACAACTGATTCAACAATAACGTTATCATTAATTGAAACAGCAGGTACACCTCCAGATCCAGCAAGAGCTGTCATGTACATACCTCTTTTTATAATTAAATTAAGGTTAGTTAGAACAAATGTTTTAGACGTAGCTGCATTAACAACACCCGCTTGAGCAACTGTTTCTATAACTTTTGCCGTGCCGTCTATTAAGTTATCAGCACTTATAGTTGGTACAATACCCCCTTTATATGCTTCAGTGTAATAATTTCTAATCATAATGTTTTATTTTTTTTTTTTTATTTTAACATTTCCACCTTCTTCTTGCAGCCTTACCTCTTTC